GTGGCAGCTTCAAGGTTAGCATTTGGGAACATCAATTTAGCAAACTTCATTTTTGTATCAATATCTAATGGGTCTTTCGGTGCCTTTTGTGTTCGTGATAATACGACAACATGGTCACCTTTCATCTTTGTTGCTTCGGCCATAACTTTGTCTACTAATTTTTTATGACCAACAGTCGGAGGATTCATTCTTCCGAAAGCAAACACCATGGTTTTTAAAGGTGTGTCCACTGTTGTAGGTGCTGCCGCAGGCTTCGTCCAATCTTTTACTGCATTGAAATTGGCTTGTGAAAATTCCATACGATTCACAAGTTTCACCGCATTACCTTTTCTATCTATAGCAACATACCCTTCAGGGTCTGTGTGTTTGAATCCTTGTGTTGTTTCAATGAAGGTAGGAATACTTTGGGCTTCATTTAATTTCTTTACAAGAATATTTTTTATTGCCAACAAACTTTCGTATAGTTGAAAAAATCCTCGAATGTTAGATGCATTCTTCTGAAGATATTTCTGTATTTCAGTTTTTATGCCAACATATTTTTCTTTGCCAGCAGCAGTTTTCATGCCCTTTTCTTTTTCAGAAATTCTTTGGACAATAAAGTTTTCTAACCCAGCGAGTGAACGCTGCGTTATTGGAGTGCCGGCGCGGACAAGTGAGTTCACAAAAATCTTAAACATGTAACCCACAGTTAAATCTTTATCGTGGGTCGCTAACTCATCCAAGAAATTTTTTACTGCTGTGGCATTGTTTTTGGCAGTCGCCAAGTGTGAACTAACCGTTCGAGTTTCCTGGGCTGTCAGCGTCATTTTACCCGAGACATCTCGGTATGATGCGTCCTGTATCCAGGCTGTTTTAGATTTGTGTAGCTTGCCTAAATCAACACCGAAGGATGCAGATAACGAATTAACTGGTCCCCTTCCAATATATTTAGTATGGAAGACAACTCCAACCTTAGCTTCATTAATCGTTTCGTATAAGGGATCACCTTTAGGGATGGCATATAAAATAGTGTTTGGCTTGAAGCCAATATACGTTTCACCATCTATTATGTGTGTCTTTTTAATAGCAGGAGTGAACATCACATCACCTTGTAGAACTCCTGGAATGCCTAAATCTTTTAGCTCATTGTACACTACTTTCAACGTTTCTGCTAGGCCGCCTTCATAATATACATCAATGAATTCTTCACTAAATCCTAGCTTCATTTCTTTGGCAAAGGCACCGTGCTTTGTAGCCACAAAAAAGAACCCTGTTTCAGGGTCCGTGCCGGCGACGATGGCGGGAGCGCCATCCCATTTGGTTGTAATGTTTACTTTCTGTGTGGCATTTCCTTCAAATAACTGCAAAAGCGCCTCAACAAACGCTATGGATTGTTGGGCGCCTTTATAACCTAGATTGACAATATCATCTTCTAGGTGTTCTAAATGCATATTTTTGTTAGAAGCTTTAGCCATGTGTTCAGCGTCGGAAGTTTCTACTATTTATATGTCAGACGCTTACCAGTAAGTCCTCTATGGCTTTTTTACGATTAAATATGGCTCGAAGTGTGTATCCTGATAGGAGTTCTTCAAGAATTTCATTGAATTCTTCAAATTCATCTTCTGTAAGGTCTTCAGCTTCGGACACAAACTCATGAAATTTTTCTTCATATAGTTTAATAACATCATCCACTTCAGCGGACATGATAACACCTTCATCTTCTTCCCACGAATCCCAATTGATGCTATATTCTTCTGATAATCTTTCTCCAATTTTCTGAAGAAAGTTAAGTCGAGCATCCATTGTTACCCCCTGTTAGTATCCATACGCCGCCAACGAATTTCACGAGTATATTCTAGCTTTTTAATTTCCCACATGGTCTTAGTATATTTATCTTTAGCTGACGCAATCATCTTGTCTATATTGCTAAGGACATGCAATTCTTTATCCATATCTAGTTCCGAAGGTTCGTGACGAATTTCGTTGGCTGCATCCACGTATTCTACATATTGCCAACGTGATTCTTGGGGGTCATCGTTTAATAAGGCTTCCACCTTCCCAAAAAACCAGACCGGGGAGAACACCATGAGAATGAACAATACAAACAGTAGTACATGATACCACTTCATAAAGTCCAACATGATGTTCTCCCCTGACTAGGTATTAGAGACCGCCGAACGGACGGCTGCCAGCGATACGATAAGCGATGCTGACCATAGCGCGATTCGGAGTGCCGACGCGGTAGGAAGTGGTGTTACCAGTGCGGTTCGTATACACGCAAACACCAGAGGTGCGAAGGTCGCTGATACGAGCGCGAAGGTTACGGACGCCGAAGCGAGTACGGGCCTGAGTGGCGGTGATGCTACGGCCAGTGGACAGGAACTGCAAAAGACGGTCGTTCTGAGTCATAATAAATCTCCTAGTATAAAGTTGCGCCCTTTCAAGCCAAGAGTAGTGCGGCGGGCGTGGATGACCGCACTACCCCGATATTGTTTTATTACTTGCTGTTCTTCTTAGCCTTAGGCTGCTTAGTCGGACGCTGAGTTGGGAAGAGGCGCGATGCTGCCTTGTTGATTGCGTCCTGATAGACCTGTTCGGTCAGTGTATTGTCGTTACGCAGATAGGCGATAGCATCAGCCTTAGTCATTGCGTTAGGAAGGTCCACCCAGTGAACGGACGATACACCGAGCTTACCAAGAGCCTTAGTATACCGAGTCCGGTCATTAGTAAAGCGGACCTTAGTGCCGATGGTCTTGTTGCCATCGCGCGAACCACCAGTCGAGAAACAAACAAACGAAACCTTATCAGTGTTCTTCATAATATATCTCCTTGAAAGAAGTTGTTTTCACCAACACCAGAAGTATAACACAATGTTACCTGTTTGTCAAGCCCCTGCGACTCCTGTTTCACCATTTCCGAAATGCTCGTCAAAATTACTCATATCAAAATACCCCTCACCAAAGGACCATAAACGATCCAAATACTCCTGCTCGTCAACATCCACTTCGCTCCATTCTCTTATCACCTTACCAATCGCTTCTGCAATTGGATCCAGCTCGTTTTCAGGCATCGTTCGGTCCTCGGTTTGGTTTTGGTCTGTACATTCCATACTTAAATATAACACATTAGGAGTCATTTGTCAAGTCCCAACGTAAGTGCTTATAAATCAACGACTTAGACAGCCTGGGGCCCTTGAGCAGAGGGGATCCAGCGCCATATTTTTCGTAAAAGTGACTTTTTTAATCTATTCCACTCTAATCCTTTAAATGCCTGTTTATATACCAAATAACTATATAATTTTCGATAATTATCTATTTGTTTAATTACATTTTCTGGATTTACATTATTATAATAATATTTAATTTCCATGGCGATATCATGGGCATATGCCTCAATTTCACACCAAGTACTTAAATATTCAATTTCTTTAATACGTTCTTTTGAAATTTTATCCGAATAATGCACTTTCACAAATCTATCAGATTGTTCTGGACGAAACGCATACTGACTTTGGTGTATGAATTCATGCTGAACAATTTGTGAAAACATGAAAATGAATCCATTATAATTGGCTTTTGTGAATTTAAACGTTTTTTTAGATGGAGACAGATGCATGTTTAAAACAATAGCATTCTTTTTTCTTGTGGTGTCAAACCATCCAGAAAACGAGTATAACTGCCGTTTATTGGACTTTTTTGTTTTTAAGGCTTTATCCCGATTCACCCGTATCTTGGCTCCCATCGGACGTAAGATTTTGTTTAATTTCTTACTAATCTCACCGTAAGGGATTTCCCGACCAATAATCTCATCTGGAGAAAAATGAGTATTGAGTTCCTTGTGTATCTTGCTGGCTAAGTACATGGAACCTCCGAGTTGTATTCATTCCTATTTATATTTTTAAAATTTTATGGCGTCAAAGTTCTTTTTACTGAATGTCTTGGATGAGACGAAACTGGGCTTTTCGGCTCCATCTTTCCGTTCTTCTTCCTTGTACAAATTCTTCTGTGCAGACATGTCCAAATCATATAATCTCATTTTAGCGCGATCCACACCCACAACAAATCGTTTATGAGAATTCGGATCAGCATACCGATTTTTTAACTGTTTCACCATGAGCTGCCCGAGTTTTTCTAAGTCCTCAGTGCTAATGAGAGCAAACATAAAGTCAGCAGTTGCTGGAAGTCCAAACGACTCACTAGTATCAGTAAGTTCCACATCACTATTTGCATACCCACTCCTTGTTGTTTGTGTTGCCGAAACAATAGGAACATTGAATTCCACAGCCAAACCACGAAGTTCTTCGGCAATACCCTTGATATAGATGTAACTATTTACACTTCCAGACATTTTGAACCGACTACTCGCACAAATGTTCAAATAATCAATGAAGATGATGTCAGGACGAAATTCCTTTTTCAAATTCAATTCATTTAACAATGCACGAAAATGTCCTGCGTGTGCTGAAGCAGTCGGATATTCCTTGATGATGAGTTTGCCTTCCGTCTTGTTCTTGATTCGAGAAATTCTGTCATCAAACATTTGCTTTGGAATGTTCTTTAAATCATCCATCGTGACATTCATCAAATTGGCGTCGATACGTTCTGCGATACGTTCTTCCGCCATTTCCATTGTGATGTACAACACATTCTTACCCTGTGACAAGGCGCCAGCCGCCATATGACACATGAACAAACTCTTACCCACACCAGTACCTGCCAGAGCAATATTCAACGTCTTGTTCGGCAAACCACCCTTGGAAATTTTATTAAACATTTCCAAATCAAAAGGTAGCCGCTCCTCATCACGATGATAGAAATCATATCGTGATTCCGAATCTTTCAAATAATCATGACCTACACTATTATCGAAACTTACCGCAAGGGCATCCTTGAGAATGTCTGGTATAGCTTCGTTAGTGTATTTCTTATCTTTGCCATCAATGATTTGAATGGATTGAACAATGGCATTATATACCGCCTTATCTTTACAAAATTTTTCTGTCTCGTTTAACAACCATTCTTGATTCTTTTCTTTCTCAGGAAGAGATGTTAACAGAGAAGTGATTTTTTCAAATGCATCCTCTGTTAACGTCTTATCCTGTTGAATGATGATGTTTAATGCTTCTTCTGTAGGAGGCGCATTATAATCATCAACAAATTTTACAACCGTCTGGAATATTTTCTTTTCTGAATAATCAATGAAGTATTCATCCTTCAGAAAGGGAATCACCTTCCTGAGATACATCTCGTCCTTCAACAGATTGGATAGGATCATCATTTCCAGTTTCATTATCTCCACCCTTTGTCAAGTTCTCTTCAAGTAATACCTTTAATACTTCACCAATATGTGATTCAATTTCATCCTTCTGTTCTTCTAAACTAATACTTTCCGGAATACTTAACAAGTGATAATCAAAATTGATTTTTCCATTGCCTTCTTCATCTTCACCAAGAAACTCAATTTTACCGAATGTAAATGCTACATTGGTCATAGGTCCTTCTGTGAATTCCAAATAATGTGTCGCAGTATTTTGTTCCTTGAAATCAACATTTTCTTTTACAGTAAATTTAGGCATTTTCATATTCCTCGGTTATAATTTCATCAGTAAATTCACTCACCAACGATGAGTTGGAGATGGCAAAACGTTCAGTGATCCATTCTTGGAATGAGACATCCTTTAAAATAGGAAGCCAAAATTCTTTTGTATATGTATCTGCCTGACGATACTTCTTTTCTTCACCTTTCTTTTGATACCAACCGTTCTGTGGTTTCACTACATGACCTGATTCTAATGCAATGTCTAGCAATCCTGACCATGTACTAATACCACCTTCAAAAGATACTTCAACAGGAATCTTACTCTTTTCACGAACATAACGAGACTTTTCAACATTGATAATGAAATTATATCCTGTTAAATCTGTTCCTGTCTTTTCCTGCTGACGACCAATAATGAAGATGTTGTCCGCCGAATAATAGATACCTGTGCCACCTGATACAATATCCTTCGGGAACATACCAATTTCCTTATAGGTATGATTCACTACAACCATAGGAATGTCCTTGATGGTTAGATGTGGCGTACACATACGGAATAAACTCTTGAGCTGCTTGGCACGTGTCATGTCTGCCACACTCTTGCCCTCTAATGCATCCTCGACTTCCTTCCGAGAAGCCAAATTGCCAACACTATCAACAATAATAATAACATGTTCACCTCGTTCAATACCATTGATTTGTGACATCATATCATGCTTCAGTTGCTCAATATCAGTAATAGGCGTGTGAATCACACGGTCGGTATCAATACCGAAGCTCTTGAAGTATCCTGCGGGCGCACCAAACTCTGAGTCATAAAATAGAATCACGGCGTCCTCATACTTTTCCATGTAGGACTTGGCAAGAAGCATGGCGAATGCTGTCTTGAAGTGCTTTGAAGGACCAGCAAACACGGTCAAGCCGGGAGTTAATCCTCCATCAAGACGACCTGATAGTGCAACGTTAATCATCGGGACAGGCGTTTGAATCATGTCCTTGGCAGCAAAAAACTTGCTTTCTGTTAATACTTCAGTTTCACGAATGGTGCTATTCTTTCTCAATTTATTCAATAATGACATGTTTTCTCCTTAGAATAAGTCATCTAATGTTGCCACGGGATTTACATTCCAACCTAAACAATCCATGACAGTTTGCATAGGTTCTAGGAAACTCTTTTCAAACATCGTAGTATAATCAACATACTTATGTAAGTCAAGTTCTTTTGGTAATTTGCCAGAGAAGGCAACACTATTCTCACGAATAGGATTCGGCTCCTTTAAATACAGATATTTAATTTTGTCGCCTTCTTTAATTAATTCATACTTCTTGTCCAGCTTCTTTGCCTTGACATGATGATTATATAGAAGAGCACCACGAACATGCAAAGGTGTTGCCTTGATGTAAATGGATCCATGCGATGAATACTTCGCCAAATTATTTGCACTACGAGGGAAGGCAATTTCTTCTGGCGTCATCTTCATGAATTCATTTTCAATTTTAGCAATGAACTCTTGAAGTTCCTGTTCACTAGAACACAACGCCATTTTCACCGCATCACGGAGATACTGTCGGACGCTGCCTGGTGTGCTACTACGAACAATTTCTAACCCTTGAACCTTCAACTTGGGTTCCTTGTAGCGAACACCTTCACTGTCATATACATTCAAAGCATATCGCTTCTTTGCCACCCAAATGGCTCTATCGGCAATCACTTCTCGCTTAAACTCCATCTTGTTCGTGTAGGCATTTGTCTTGTTCGCAATATTCTTGCATGCCTTATCCAATACCTCACGAATCTTTTCTTTACAGAGCTTATCAATCACATCAGTAATTTTATTCTTATCCAGATGACTCCAATGTGTCTGAACCAGTTTGTCCAGAGTTACATAACAACTATCTGTATCGGAATAGAACGTGTAGTCTACACCTGTAGTGTTGCATGCCTTGTTAAGAAAGGCATTCAATTCACGACCCACATATTGAATGATATACTGACCAGTCAATGTGATACCTTCGGCAATTCTGTCATCATAGAACCGAAAATATTGATTGGCCCAGGCGCCATATAAGCTATTCAACTGAATCTTTCGAGCCATTTGAATATTGTTATACTTGGAGATGAGCTTAACTTGTTCTGGATCCTTGGTCTTCTCATATTCTTTCTGGGCTTCAATCATCTTCTTCTTGTAGAATACACGTTCGCTGAAAATCTTTTCTACAATTTCAGGAAACAAACCTTGATGGTCATGTGTGTAACAGAAGCCATTTGCTGCCATAGCGATATTTTTCTTTTCCAAATACTCAGAATTGTCAAAGTCACCAAGAAGAACATCAGGCGAACAATCCACCGTAACATCCGTCATGGTCTCGGGACTCATGTT